TAAATGCCCTACTTGTGGTAAAATATGGAACTACCGTATGTGGTTTACTGGCTCTATACCGTCTAGTGGCTTTATCCCTAAGATGTGTCTTAATACTTGTGCAGTAGCAGCAACAAAAGTCAATTCGTTAGCTCTAACAGCCGCTAATATCAGATTAAGTGTTCATCGTAATGCAGCAGAATAAGGAGATTATATGAACGCAAAAGAATTTGAAGAATTATCTACACAAAGAGTTGAACATTGCCTTAGCTTACTTAATACAAAAGGTATGGAATATTCTCGTAATGGTGATAGATTGCACAATTTCTACACTGCCGCTGCTATGAGTAATAATTCTGAATTTGAAGCATTATGGGGTATGTGGGTTAAACATCTTGTGTCTGTTAAAGATATGGTTTTAGACTGTGCTAATGGAGTTTTCCCTAATCAACAACTTATTGATGATAAATTATCAGATACAATAAATTACTCTCTGCTATTAGAAGGACTGATTGTAGAAGCAAAAAAACATTCTATTCCCAGTGTACCTCCAGCTATATAATATATGGCTGTACCAGTTATACCCATCTCTCTCTATAATTTCCAAGTACACATTTAGTCTTAATACAATTTATTTAAGTAAATATGCCTTCGGCATTTGGAGTGATCTTTGTTATTGGGTGTGTATCCCAACTGGCAGAGGAAAAGGACTTAAAATCCTTCAAGTGTGGGTTCGAATCCCTCCACGCCTACCAATAACTTATTTGAGGAGTCTAATGAAATACACAAATAAAACAGCAGTACCAATGTCATTAGCTGTATGGCTTGCTGAAGATTCATATGACTATAGCGGTGACAGTAATACTATTAGTGTCACAAGCTTGTTAAAGCCAGCAAGACAGATTGTACTGGCTAATAGAGTTACCATTAATGAACAAGCAACTACAGATATATCAGCAATGATCCCTAGTAGTATGGGTACAGCTCTGCACACTGCTATTAACGCAGCATGGCTTAATAACTATAGAGAAGGATTAGCTTTATTAGGCTATCCGCAAAAAGTTATTGATAGTATTCGTATTAACCCAGCAACAGCTGAACCAGGAACTATACCTATTTATATGGAACAACGAGTTACTAAACGTGTGGGTAATTTTATTGTTTCAGGTAAATATGATTTTATCGCTAATGGCAGATTAGAAGATTTTAAGAGCACAAGTGTTTACACATATTTAAATAAATCCAATAATAAAAAATTTATCTTACAAGGTAGTATGTATCGTTGGTTAAATCCTGAATTAGTCACAGATGACCACATGGCTATTCAGTATATTTTTACTGATTGGAATAAAAGCAAATCGATAAGTGAAGCTAGTAAGGGTTACCCTGCAAATAGAATAGTAGAAGTTGTACTAGCATTGCATTCTGAAGTTTACATAGATAGCTGGGTTAAAAGTAAACTAAATGAGCTTACTAAATTATGGGATGCACCTGAAGAAGCATTACCTTACTGTACTGACGAAGATTTATGGAGATCACAGTCAGTATTTAAATACTATAAAAATCCAGCTAAGACAAAGCGCAGCACAAAAAACTTTGACTGCTATAATGATGTGCTATGCCAGTTGGTACAAGATGGCAGTAATGGTTTGGTTAAAGAAATAAAAGGGCAAGTTAAAGCATGTGTTTATTGCGCAGCATTTAAATTGTGCTCTCAAAAAAATGAGTATCTTGCCAATGGATCACTAATTATATAAGGAATATTTATGAGGCCACTTGACCAATATACATATCATCCAATAGCAGAACAAATTGTTGATATTTTATGTCGCAAAACACAGAATACTAATCCAATGTTCTTTAGAATATTGATAAATTACTATTTAGCAAAAATTACAGCAATGATGCGAGTTAGTATATTAACTCAAGATAGGGGTAAAATTCCTGTAAATTTATATGCAGTTAATCTTGCTAGTTCAGGACAGGGTAAAGGTCACTCTACTAATATTATCGAAGATCAAATTATTAACAATTTTAGATCAGTATTTTTTGAAGAAACTTACCCAATAGTTTCAGAACGAAATCTAGCTCAATTAGCGTCTAAACGCGCAGCTATCACTGGTGATGATGATGACGAAGTGCTCACAGCAGTTACAAAAGAATTTAAAGAGCTAGGCGTTTTAGCTTTCTCATTTGATTCAGGAACTACTGCTGCAGTAAAGCAAATGCGTCATAAGTTACTTATGGCTGGGATTGGCTCAATGAATCTTGAAATTGATGAGATTGGCTCAAATTTATTAAGTAATTCAGATGTATTATCAACGTTTTTAGAGTTGTTTGATGTTGGGAAGATTAAACAGAAGCTTACAAAGAATACTAAGGACAATGTACGATCTGAAGAAATTGAAGGAGGGACACCTACTAATCTATTGCTATTTGGTACACCTAGCAAATTGCTTAATGGTGGTAAAACTGAAGAAGAGTTCTATTCATTTCTTGAAACAGGATATGCTAGACGCTGTTTATTCGGGTATACCAAAATAAGTTGTAAAGAAAACAATTTAACTCCTATTCAAGTGTATAATTTATTAACTGATACAGCTGTAGATAATTATTTGGCCGATCTTTCTATAAAATTAGGACGATTAGCACATGAACTAAATTATAATAAAATTATTACAGTGTCAAAAGATGTTAGCCTACTTTTAATTGAATACAAATTATCATGTGATAAACTTGTTGCGTTACTGGGAGAGCATGAAGAAATTCGTAAAGCTGAACTTGCTCATAGATATTTTAAAGCCCTTAAGATAGCTGGTACATATGCCTTTATTGACGAGCATTCAGAGATTACTGAAGATAATCTATATCATGCCATTAAACTTGTAGAGACATCTGGAGAAGCATTTATAAGCATACTTAATCGAGAACGCAACTATGTTAAATTAGCTAAGTATATTGCTAGCATTAACCGTGAAGTAACTCATGTAGATTTAACAGAAGATTTACCATTTTATAAAGGTTCTGCAGTTCAAAAAGCAGACTTAATGCAGCTAGCTATTGCATGGGGGTATAAAAATCAAATAATTATTAAAAAATCCTTTAGTAGTGGTATTGAATTTCTTACAGGTGAGACGCTTAAACCAGTTGATTTGAACAATTTAGTTTTGGCTTATAGTGCTAATATCTCTGATGGGTACGCTAATATTAGCAATCCAGCACCTAAATGGGAACTTCTACATAAGCTAATCTGGTCTAATAATCTTAACTGGATTACTCATCATACGACAAATGGCCATAGAGCTGAAGAGAACATTATTCCAGGCTTTGACATGATTGTACTTGATGTCGATAGCGGAGTAACACTTAGCCAAGTTAGGCTATTACTGAAAGAGTACACATATCTTATACACACGACTAAACGGCATACAGTAACAAATAATAGGTTTAGAATAATAATGCCCATCAATTATCATTTAGCGTTAGATGCCGCAGATTTTAAAGAGTTTATGAGTAATATTTATGAATGGCTTCCATTTGAAGTAGATACTCAAACAGGTCAACGATCACGTAAGTGGTTAACTTGTTCACTTGGTTCATATGAGTATAACAATACGAGTAAGCTGCTTGATGCACTACCTTTTATTCCTAAAACTGTTAAGAATGACGAACGAAAAAAGGTTAGTGTTAGTATGCAATCTATGACCAATATAGAAAAATGGTTTATACAGAATAGTGATATTGGCAGTAGAAATAATCAGCTAATTAGATATGCTCTTATATTAGTTGATATGGGGCACCCAGTTGATTATGTAAGAGATAGGGTGTGTGACCTAAATAATAAATTAGAGGATAAGCTAACCATTAAAGAACTAGAAGACACTATATTTGTATCTGTTGGCAGAGCAGTATTAAAACGTAATTCTAAACAATAAGGAGTAATATGGCTCAAAATGGAAATGACCACTTAATACTTATATGCGGTGAAAGCTCTACGGGTAAATCTGCGTCACTTAGTTTTTTAGATAACCCAGAAGGAGTAGTTTATCTAAACTGTGAAGCAGGTAAGAAATTGCCATTTCAGTCTAAATTTAAAGAAGTTATTGTTACTGACCCTTATGTTGTAGAGACTGCTTTTACTCAAGCTGAAGAACATTCTGAAATACATACAATTATTATTGATAGTTTAACGTTTCTTATGGATATGTATGAAAGTTTATACGTGATTGGATCAACTAATACAATGAAAGCATGGAGTGATTACGCACAGTTTTTTAAAAATTTAATGCAACAACGTGTCGCACCATCTTCTAAAAATGTAATATTTACTGCTCATACTTTAGCAACGCTAAACGAATTAGAAATGGTTATGGAAAAGAAAATACCAATTAAAGGAGCATTAAAAAATAATGGTGTAGAAGCGTACTTTAGTACTATAGTAAGTGCTAAAAAGTTACCTTTAACTAAGCTTGACCCATATCAAAACAGTTTATTAACAGTTAACCCAGAAGAAGAAATGCTTGGCTATAAGTATGTTTATCAAACACGAGTAACTAAAGAAACTGTGAATGAACGTATTAGATCGTCTATGGGAATGTGGAGTATTAACGAAACATACATAGACAATAACGCACAATTTTTACTTAATAAATTGCATGAGTATTATAACTAACACTAGCTATTATTGTAATAGTTAGTATTTTCATACTTAATAAATAGGAGATTTAACTTATGTCATTACTTAAAAGTTTAGTAACAACTGAAGATATTATTGCAGACTCAGACACTCTTGGTGGATACTCAGTATTAGAGTCAGATGTGTATGACCTAACTATTGAAGTGGCGTTTGTCACATATTCAGCGAATAAAGCGATGGCTTTAAATGTTCATTTCAAGACTGTTGATGGTAAGCAGCTTAGACAACAATTTTGGATGACCTCAGGTGAAGCTAAAGGCTGCAAAAATTATTATGAAAACAAGCAAGGAGACAAACAATATTTACCTGGATTTACTATGGCAAATAGTTTGTGCTTGCTGACTGTAGGAGAAGAAATTAGTAAAATGAATACAGAACCAAAGGTAATAAATTTATACGATTACTCAGTTAAAAAAGAAATCCCAACAAAAGTTGATATGCTTATTGAATTGTTGGGTAAAAGTGTAACTGCGGGTGTTCTAAAGCAAATTGTAAATAAAAATGAACTGGATGCAAATACTGGAACTTATGTAGCATCCAGCGAAACACGCACTGAAAACGAGATTAACAAGTTATTTCGTCAGCAAGATGGCCTTACAATCACAGAGATTAAAGCAGCAGCTACAGAACCTGTTTTTAAGCAAAAATGGGTTGAAAAATGGAAGGGTGTAACCAAAGATAAAAGTTCTGCTGTAGTGGCAAACGCAAAACCTGTTAATAATGCAAAAACTAAAACATCAGCACAAAATCTGTTTGCTTAAGGAGAAAGCTATGCGAATCACATTAACTCATTCTGATATTACACAAGCAGTTATTCAATACATCAATACAACAGGCATTGATACTACAGATAAAAATGTTACTGTTACTTTTAAAGCTGGGCGAAAATATAATGGGTATTCCGCAATAGTAGATATTGTAGCACCAAGTCAGGTAGAAGTAGCTGTATTAGCAAATGCTGCTGTGGGTGAATCCCAAGTTGCACAGGAAACTCCTAATTTATTCGGTAACTAGTTATGTTTCGCACAGTAGGAGATATTCTCCTTACCGTTATTGTGCTGATTTTAATTGCTAGTTTAGTTATATTAAGTCCTTTAATAATTACTATATTACCCACACTAATAATAGTAACTGTTTTATTTTGTATTATTTATATTTGTATTAAAGATAGTCGTAAATAACTAAAAACCCTGTTAATAAATACTATTATTATTAACAGGGTTTCTATTTTAAACATATGGTGATACTATGTTAAATTTTACAAGAGTTTCTAAGAGTTCACTTAGTAAGTCAACTGCTAACTATTTTGTTTGTTATGAAGAGAATGGTATCAATTATGTAGTTGAAAGCTGGGTTAAACTAGAAAATGCAGAATACACAGTTAAAATTCTTAACGAACATGAAGAATCTCAAGATAGGAATCCTTGTTATTTTATAACAGATAAGGAAGGGTATAAAATTCTTACTTAGGAGATACACAATGAATGTAAAACGTAAAGGTAATCTGCTACTTAATGCAGATATTATTTTGCCAGAAACGGTGTATGCTACTTTTAATGAAGGATTAGTTGATTCTGTAAAAGATGATATAGCTGATCGTATTAGATTTGGTGGGGAAATGCTAGATATTTACACGCAATTCAGAAGTAATCTCCACATTACAAATGTAGTTGCAATGCTTAATAAGATGGAAACAGTGTATACAGATTATAATTACAGCGTACTTACAAAAGGGAGATCATTGTGAAAATTATTGAACAATCACATCAATTACTTCCTGAACAAGATGATCTAATACAGCAGATTGGTTCTAGGGCAGCAATTTGTTATCAGTCAGATGGAGATAATACTGAAGCCAACATTAAAAGAGTACAGCATTGCTTAAAAAATGGGCACATGAGCGCATTAGAAATGGGTAGAGTTACTACACTTAATCTTAACCATAAGTATACTTCTCCATATATCACACAAATATCTTATAATAATTGTCGTTATGCCTCTGGCTCAGTTAGGGCATGGTTAGAAGTTGGGTGTGATTTTGATACAATACTAAAAATGCCAAAAGTAGAATTTCCACAATTTAATACTGCTGACTATGCCAGGTTCCGGTATCAAGCAGTAAAGCTGATTACTAATAGAGCAATTTCACATCAGTTAGTGCGTCATAGAGTGTTTAGTGTACTCCAGGAGTCACAAAGATATGTACGCTATGATAAGCCTGGAGGAATTGAATTTATTAAACCATTATGGGCTAACACAGAGGATTCACAGGACTGCTGGAAAACTGGTATGCATGCAAGTGAAATATTGTATGGCGACTTGCTCAATCTTAAAAAACTACAACCACAACAAGCCCGAAGTGTTCTTCCTAATGATACTAAAACAGAATTGATTATGTATGGATCATTGGTTCACTGGAAACATTTATTTTATATGCGATGTCAAGGTGGTGCTGATCCTATGGTGAAAGCACTAATGAACCCCGTATTAGAAGAGTTTAGAATCTTATACCCCGGTATATTTGGTGAACTCAAACCGAGTGTGGCTGGAAAGTAAAGTGAAGTTTTTAAACCATGAGAAATAGAGGATAATTTATGCAAGTACGCAAACATTTAGAATTATTGGGTATGCCCTGCAAAGACAAAATAACTGGAATGACTGGGGTTGTAACAAGTGTCAGGTTTAATTTGTACGCCTGTGCACAAATACTTGTTCACCCTGATTTGGATGAAAAAGGAGAATTTAAGGACTCTTGCTGGTTTGATGTTACACGTGTTGAAGTCACTGATAGTAGTGTACCTGTAATACATCACCCAAACTTTGATTATGGTTGTACTGCTGAAAAAATTTCAACTTGTTGAGAACAACATGAAAAATAAACTATAAGGAGTGACTTATGATTGAAAAAGCAAGTCCTGTATTAATGAGAAAAGCGCTAGAGGTTGTCGAGGAGCTGAAAAGAAACATGATATTATTTGCCCCCATGCCGGTGCTGAATGAGAAGGACAAACATGACCTCTACAAAGAGGTTGAGCGCCGGTTAGACCTTTATGAAGCTGAATGTGAAAAAGCAGCCTAATCATTCATTATCATGAAGACGTTATCAGAGCGTCCCGCCGTCTGCGTTGATGCGTTTGTTGGGCTATTTTACCGAGGAAAGATATTGATTACCCATTTAGTGCATGTCCCTATTTTTGGCAGGTCGGTTTTCTTTGTTGGTGGATGCCCGGCAGAAGACGCTGAAGAAGCAATTTACCGACTCCGCAAGAAAAGAACTCAAGTGTCGCTTACCCATACCGCTGATGGTTGCGTGAGAGATAGTGGTGGTGATGTTTTTGTCTGGGTTAAAGATTTGAAGAGGGCAAGTGTGGTTGCTCATGAGTTGGCCCACGCGGCTTGCACGATTATGGAGGTATGCGGGATACCCCAATGTAGGGAGACAGAAGAAATCATGTGTTACCTGATTGGGTGGCTCAAGATAAACGTGCAAGATAAGATTTATACCAAGTTGGAAAACTCAAAACAAAAGGAGAATCACAATGAGTCAGATGCGAGCAAAAATGAAAGTTGAATCGGTACATGCCTATGAAGGTCGAAAAGTGTTGAACTAGAGGTTAGGTATCTTAAGCTGCGCAGCCTTTTTGCATGATTGCAAGACCTGGTCTCAAATTTTGCCACACCTGAGACTAACCCATACAACAATAAACCAAAAGGAGTAGAAATGTGTGAATTTTTTAGTTGCATTGTGATGAAAAATAAAAAAGTCATATGGGAAGCTGGATTAAATGCCCACCATGAAATTTTAGAAAAGTACAAGATAAATGATAATACCCACGACCAATCGGCATTGAAGTTCGCCAGGGTAGAGATTATCCCACCTTCAGCATTAGATGGTGCATTCGAGAAAGATTTAAAAAAATGGAATTTTAGTGTTGATGAAAAAACAGTACCAGAATGGTTTTCTCCGGCTCATAAAGTTGCAGCTTTTTCAGCGTTGAAGGAATGTCTCTCCGAATGCCTGATTGATGGGGTTGAACTTGACGAGGTTTCTGGTAAAAAAGGTCTGTTCGTCAGAAATTCCACTATCAAAAAATTGATTAACTCCACTGTGCAAGAGATGTGGAACAACTCTATTGTACAGGAAATGCGGAGTAACTCTATTGTGCAAAAAATGAGAGACAACTCTATTGTACGGAAGATGTTAGATACCTCTATTGTGCAAGATATGCTGGGCGATTCTACAGTACACAAGATGTTAGACAATTCCACAGTACATCAGATGCGGGGTTACTCCACAGTACACGAAATGTGGAATTACTCCACAGTACGGAAAATGTGGGATTACTCCACAGTACGGAAAATGTGGGGCGATTCTACCGTGCAAGAGATGAGAGACAACTCTATTGTACAAGAGATGAGAGACAACTCTATTGTACAAGAACTGTTAGATGCGTCTACTGTGCAAAAGATGTGGGACATATCTACAGTACAGGAAATGTTGGATAATTCCACTGTTTGTGTTTATTCGAAGGGAGTTACCTACAAAATTGTGTCACCAATGGCAGTCGCTGTGTGTAGATTTTCGAAGACAGTTGTCTGTGAAACGCTATTCAAACGTGATGCCTGATTTTATCAGGCTGCGACAAAAATAATAAAATTAAGGAGATTACTGTATATGCGTAAATTTACTGTTACATGGAGTACAACTATTATAACAGGAACTGCTAAAGAAGCATTTAGTATTGCGCTAGATAAGTTACGCGAGGAACCAGTAGAGCTAGATATTCATTACGCTGGGAAGATTTATTCTATTATGGAAGGAGACGATAATGACACAGATAACTTTGAATGATGAGTTAAAAGCGTGTGTACTAGGAGCTGCTAGAACAGTATTCGCAGAAAAAGTAAGGAAAAAAGAAAAATATACGCAAGAAGAGTTTAAAAATGCTCTTAGAAACCAGTGTAAACATATTAGTATCACAGAAGAAGAATTAGATCAGATTATACACCTGTCTTTTGAACATTTATATTCATAATATTAGATATTGGAGGTTATAATGAGTAGAATAGTTGCTATCAGCACTATGATAACGCTATTTCTTATAAATCCACAAATTCTTCATAACATAAAACCATCAAAAATGCCTGTACAGCCTCAAATTGTTAAACAGGTTGTACCACTCGTGCCACTTGCTAAAGTCCTCGTAGAAGTCACTATGTATACAAATAGAGGCATAACATCATCAGGTACTAAAGCTCGTAAAGGTGTGCTCGCAATTTCACATGATTTAAAAGAAAGATTTAAAGGAAAAACAGTTTATTTGGAAGGATATGGAGTGTTTAAAGTTGAAGACACCATGCACTCTAGGTGGAAGCATAGAGTGGATATTTGGACATCATCTAATAGTAAGGCTAAAGAACATGGTATTAAGAAAGCTATACTAACAAAAGTAAACGAACCATTTAAGGAGAAGGCATACATTGAGTAAAGCTAATAGAAAAACAATAACATTACTTTGTGTAGTAGCAGGATGCTTTAGCCAGATTAAAGATAGATGCAAAGCAAAGTCTCCTGTTTATAAAATAGCACAAACTGCTTATAATTATACAGTATGCACATTAGAAGCGTGGCCTTTAGATGTGGCAGATACAAATCCTAAAATATACAAGAAGAGTATTGAAATTGTAGGATTATGGGAAGAATTTATTCAACAGAGCCAATGGTATAAAGAAACAGGTAAGCTGTCTTTACTGTGCTTTTTAGCGATAGCAGATGCTATTGCTAATGATTTATTTGATACATATATAAAGTATAACTCTACCCGGCGTAGAAAGTTTAACCCAATATTTAAATTTATAGGAAAAATGCAAAATATACTAGATTTACCTGGTATTAAATTTGAAGAGTATCAAAAAGCGAGCAACTCAGTAGTTATACTGAATAATTTGATAAAAGCAGCTGGATGGTAAAAAAGTAACTTATGTAGCACATACGGAAAATTGTAATTTTGATCGGCAATATCTGCTGATCTTAAACATAGGAGGAAATACTAAGATGGAAGAATTGATTGAAATCAACGGTGAAGTAGTTCGATGCCGTAAATATTCGGTGCAGAGGAGCGTCAACGCCTTCTGCCTGGCGAACCTGATGCCCGCCGAGGAGGACGCGGAATGACTGATATTACCAAATGTGGAACAACATCGTGTCCGTTAGCTGACAAGTGCTACCGCAAGATAGCACCAGACGACATATACGCGCAGGGCTACGCCTATTTCGTCTATTCGGACAAGGACGGAAAGATTGAGTGTAGCCATTTCTATGAGAGGGGCAAATGAGAATCTCAATTCCCGGTGAACCAATAGCCCAGCAGCGTCCACGATTTGCCAGACGGGGAAAGTTTGTCCATACCTATAACCCGCAGGAGACAGAGGCCGGACGTTGGCTATTGACAGCCAGACAGCAGATCAAAAGAAAGATGGAAGGGGCGCTAAAGGTAGAGATTGAGGCGGTATTCTCACGGCCTAAATCGCACTACGGGACAGGAGCTAACGCTACCGTGTTGAGATCAGCGGCAGCTAGGCATTGTACACACAAAAAGGATGTCGATAACATCGCTAAATTCGCGCTTGATTGCCTAAACGGTGAGGCGTGGGCCGATGATAAGCAGGTGGTGAGCCTCGCCGTAACGAAACGCTGGGCGGTGTGGGGTGAGGATGCCGCGACAGAGATTGAGGTGTCGGAAATATGAAGAGAGGAAACTTCAAACAAAAGCGCCCCTGCCAGTATGAGGCTTACAGGGGCAATGATGATCAATGGGGCGTGTACCCAATACCAATCAAGAGAGGAGATAGCAAGTCATGGGAGAATTAATTGAGATCAACGGGGTAGAATATGTGCGTAAACCAACGACCAAAGATAAAGAATATGTAATTGTTAGGACATATTCTGCAGGTGTTTTTGCGGGATACCTTAAAACACGAAATGGTCAGGAAGTCGAGTTACTGGGAGCAAGGAGGATTTGGTACTGGGCAGGAGCAGCAAGTTTATCACAGTTGGCTATTGATGGAACCAATGATGCTAAAAACTGCAAATTCCCAGGGCCGGTGGCATCAATAATTTTAACCCAAGCAATAGAGATTATCCCCGCGACAGCAAAGGCCACTAAGTCAATCAAGGCGGTGCCGGAATGGAAGATATAACAGAAAAAAATAGTTCTGGTTCCAGTTCCAGTTCCAGTTCCAGTTCCAGTTCTGGTTCTGGTTCTGGTTCTGGTTCTGGTTCTGGTTCTGGTTCTGGTTCTGGT